GTACAAACTTCTGAATTTAATATAGGACAAGATGCATTAACATTTCCTAGAAATTTTAAAGTTAGTGTTGAAGGGCATAATGCTATTTTTGCCTTAGATTTTGAACTACCAAATATGTCTGTTAATATTAGACACATCAAAGGAGATAAAGATTTAACTGATGTAGTTCATGAATATTTACTAACAGAACAAGATTTAGTTAATAGAATGATAAGAGCAATTTCGCCAGATTCTAAAGGAGATATGGCTTATGGTTAATAGATGGATGCCTAAATATAATCATTGTCGTGTGTTATATTTAACTGCTAAAGAAGACCCAAAATCCTATGGTGGTGAATGGGCTAATTTAGTTAGTGAATTATTAGAAACAATGGAAGAAGATTCTGAATTAAAATCCTATGTGGAATTGAGAATATCCCCTACTAGTATGCAACATGCAAAAAATGTTACTACTAGTCACGCTAAATTAGTATTAGATGTATTAAGAGATATAGCACAATCGGCACCAATTATAAAAGAAGACCAAACTAAATTAAATACATTTATTATGCCGAATAAACCTATGTATAGAATTTTTGATATTGAAGATTTAAAAGAACTACGAGGGTTTACTGGAGAATGGATAGTTCAAGAAAAGTTTGATGGTCTAAGAATTCAAATTCATAAATTAAAAACCGTTAAAATATTTTCATTTAATGGTAGAGATATTACAGATAAGTTTCCAAAACAAGTAAAACGATTAGAACAAGACGCTTTTCCTAAATGTATTTTAGATGCGGAGGCAGTATTATACAAGGAAAATGAACCATTACATAGAGCAGATACTATTGCTTATATTAATAAAAAGGATAGTAAAGAAGATATTAAAATACACGTATTTGATATTCTTAGACATCAGGGTGAGGACTTATATCCTAAAAAATTAGAAGAAAGAATTATGACCTTGTTTAAAGAATACAGTGCTCTAAGTGATGATGAAATACAATTCCCATCTAAAAGAGATACACGGTCTGCTGATTCATTAGAAGAAATAGAATCATATGCTAAAGAAATAATGGAAAATCCTACCGCAGAAGGAGTAGTAATTAAAGACGCTAAATCTTCTTATATTATTGGTAAGAAAAAGAACCCTAAGTGGGTTAAATGGAAAAAGTTTGTAGATTTAGATTTAATAGTATTAGAATCTAGAGAAAATAAAAATGGTACTTTTAGTTATACTTTAGGAGCCGGACCTGTTGATAATGAAGATGAATATAAACCATTAATAGAACACGCAGATAAAAAATATCTTAATGTTGGTAAAGCACTTAATACTAAAGAAAAGGTAGAAGTAGGTAAAATTATTAGAGTAAAGGTAGATGAAGTACAAGCAAATAAAAATGGTTTTTCTATCTATTCTGCAAAATTTGTAGAGATACCAGAAGTTGACGAAGCAGAAAAGATAATAACTTTAAAGTTTTTATCAGAAGATAATAAGAAAAGATTATCAGATTATACAGTAGAAGCACTAACTAAATCATATAAAATTACAGATAATATTCACGGTGATGCAATTATAAAAGGTGAATTATCTATGGAAGGATTTGTATTTCATGGATTTGAAAATAATAATCTAATGGCTAAGAATGCTTTAGTAGATTTAGATTTATGGAAAGAAGCATTAGGTGAAAAATATCATAAAGATAGTTCTATTTTAATGACTCTTGTTAGTAATATGACTCAAGAATTTACAAAGGTTAGTGTTAAAGAAATTATAGAAAAGGCTAAAAATCTTAATAGTATATTAAATAGATTATTTAAATCTAAAGGTGATGAATTAGAAAAAGACGTAACTGATTTTATTAGAGAAAGAGGTATGGCCTATGGTATTTTATATGATAAATCATCTAGATTATTTAGTAATGATAATAAAATTGAATTAAAAGCAGAACCTACAAAATTTGAATTATGGCGTAGAGAAGATGATAATTTAAATCTTATTATTATAAGCGAAGGTAAGGAATATATTTGGAGAATAGAACAAGATGAAAAAATGGACTTGTATAATTTATTTGGTAAAGCAGATAAATACTTAGCACAAATAGATGATGAGGCAGATAAGGTTAAATTAATATCAGAAGGTGGCGCAGTAATTGGTAGTCAAAGAGATGGTTACCATGAATATATTTTAGATTCTAAGATGTATGATGGAAAAATACATTTTAGAGTAGTACCTATTAAAGATGAAAGAAAATGGATAGTTTGGACAGGGTATAAAACCAAACCAACTCCGAAATCTAGCGACGAAGGATTAGTAAATATCTATGACGATAAGTATAAAAAACTTAAGTTTTCTGATTAACTTTATATAGTATAATGTATAGATGACTAACAATGGCTCTTAGCACAACTATGTTAGGTTCACATTATGGGGCTGGTAGTGAATTAGTTATCTTAAAGTCTCTTAAGAATGAACCATTAGTTATCGCTGGTTATGCGTCTGTTGATGTGGTTGATAAACAAAATGATTTAATCACATTAGATGCATTAAAAGATGCGTCAAATAAATTTATGAAAGGTGACTACAAAAATGTTATGATAACCCATTCAAATGTTCAAGTGGGTGAAGTTATTGATTCTTGGACAGATTCAAAGGGTAATGTATTAAAAACAAATGTTGATGATACCGGACTATTTGTAGTTATTAAGTTAAGAGATGATATAGAAAAGGCAAGAGAAGTAGGGCGTGAAATTCGTAGGGGGAATTTACGCTCTTTCAGTATCGGGGGACAAGCACTTCACAAGTCCAACCGATATGACCCCGACATAGGAACATATAAAGAAATAGATAAGTTGGAGTTACATGAAGTGACGATTTGTGAAGAAGGAATAAACCCCGAAGCGAAATTCGATATAGTAAAAGAAAATAAAAGAGATGATAAAATGTCTGAAGAAATAGCAAAAGCATTAGAAGAATTTAATGAAGTAGTATCTGCTCTAAGAGAGCAGGTAGATATTAGGAAAGATGATGCTGCATATGAGGGAGCACCACGAGAAGAAGAACTGGAAATGATGGATGCTGAAGATGATGCAGAACTTATGATGGATAAGGCCGAAGATGAAGAAGAATTAGAAATGTTAGACGACGGAGATGAGAAAAAGGCCGAATCAGTCGTTTATGGACATAACGAAACAGGACAGTCCCGAATTGACGGTGCTTTAACTGGTCGTTATAGTGGAGAATTTAAGGACTATATTACGAGAAAGTCTGATTCAGTTTCCACACTAGATTTGAGTGAAGAAACTTTAGCAAAGGCTTACGAGCAATTTAAGTTAGAAAAAGAAGAAGCAAGAACATATGATGTAATTAAGGAACAATTTGAAGCAATTTATGCTAGTGAATTGGCCGCAGAAAAAGCCGCAATTGAGAAGGCTAGTTACGATGCTGCATCAGAAGTTGCTTCACTAAAAGCAGAATTCGCAGAATTGCGAAAGTCTCTTGAAGCAAATAACGAAGTTATTACTAAGCAGGTTGATGCTGTTGCAGCAGGACCACAACTTAGTGAAGAAATGGTTATTAAAATGCAGAATGTAGGAGAATTATCATGGGAAGAAGTTAACCAACTTGTCCGTGATTTAAAGGGAGAGTGATTTTAAATGAGTGTAAATACAATTAGAACAATACAAGATTTAGAAAGAGCCACTTACGGCGGAGCAGGTTTTGGTCTATTAAAGGCCGCAGGTGTTGAATCTGGAATTCATTCAGTTCACGATACCACATTAACTTCTGCTGCAAACCCTAGTGGATTATATAACATTGTTTATGGACAAAAAGTTTGGTCAATGCTTAACCGCGAAATTAACGCATTAAGTGTTTTGCCTAAGAAACCTTGGAGTTCCTCCGGTTGGCGTATTCTAAAAGAACGCGCTCTAGGTGGAGCAGGTGATGTTTGGAATACTTCCGGTGGAACTGGTCACGGTTCTTTAACAGAAGCAAACATTGGTGGTGTAGCAGAAAACGCAGAATTTACAACAAGTGCTACTGATGGATTAAGTCCATTGAAGCCAGTATATGATGTAATGTATGCTAGCCCAAAAACTATTGCACATCAGTTTGAGATTTCAGAACTTGCTGCTGCTATGGCTAAGATTGATGACGGTGTAGGAGACATTATGGCTGCTTACCGTGAAGAAGTCGGAGTTTCCCACGCAGAAGTAATGAATCATATGGCTTTAATGCCGTTAGAATCTCATCTTAGTGGTAGTTCATCAATTAGCGGAATTGGAAATAACTTAACATCTTTGTATAAGGTTGTTTCTTCATATGCTGAAATTGATGCTATGGACGGTGGAGTAATTATGTCCGGTACACAAACAGCAAACGCACAATTAATTAATATGTATGGTCATGCTAGGGCATCTTCAGGTGCAGATTGGCTAAACGCATATGTAGATTATGGAACAAGTTATGCTGCACGAAGGCCATTAACTCTAAATATTCTTAACACAACTTTGCGTGAGTTACAGATTAGAGGCGGTTCTCCAAAGGTTATTCTAACAGGGTATGATACAATTCAAGCCCTCGGTGAATTACTACAATCTCAAGAAAGATTCATGGGTCGAACTGAAATTATGCCTAGTCATAATGGTGTACGCGGAGTTAAAGGTAGAGAAGTTGGTTTCAAGGTTGCTACTTACCACGATATTCCTATTATTCCTTGTAAGGATATGGGAAGTACTGGTTCAGGTAGTGGTCTATCGGATATTTTTATCCTAGATACTGACCATCTTTTCCTATGTACTCTAAAACCTACTGAATACTTTGAGGGTGGAATTGATTCTGGCGACCCATTCGGCGTTGGAAAACTCGGAAACCGTGGTATGTATAGAACGATTGCTGAATTAGTTTGTACTTTCTTTAAAGGACAAGGTAAAATCACAAACCTATCGTGAGAGTGATATAAGATGACTCATACAGTAACACTAATTAGTGACCATTTAGGTTCTGATAAACCTAGAGTTGTAGGTAATGAATACGTAGTAGATGCTAGTATTGATATTACTTCATATACCGCTAACGGGGAAACAATTACTGCCTCTAGTTTAGGCTTAAGTGAAATTTCTTGTGTAGTAGTATCTGGTATTTCAACAGATACTATTGCTGGTGGATATGCAGTATCTATGATTTGTGCAGAAGTTGCATCTGGAGCAGCCGATGGTGGTAAATACCAACAGGGTGCAAACAGAAATGAATTTCAAATTCATGCTCCTGCCGCATCTAATACTGATAACATTGGTGAAATTAGAGTAAGAGTTTGGGGATTAATCTGAGGGTGAATTAAATGGTTCGTGTACGATATGTAAATGGATTTTGCCGTATTTACGGTAAAGAATTTTATCCTAATATGTGGACAGAAGTACCCGACGATTGGTTGCCTAGATTAAGTAATGATGACGGTTGGGAAATTGAAGGTGAAACAACAGAAGAAACTACTGAAACAGTAGAAGAAACTGTTGAAGAAACTGTTGTGGTGGAGGAAGAAGAATCTTCCGATGAAGCCCAACAGGAACCTTCTCTTTCAATGACTAAATCTGAATTACAGGCTCTATGCGATGAACGCGGATTAGAATATTCTAATTTAGATACGAAATCAACCTTATTAGGTTTATTATCGTCAGAAGAGGAAGAATAATAATATTTATGTCTACTATCTGTAAACCTGCCTATAAGTTTATAAGTGGGTTTACAGGTAGTGGTAACTAAGTCGGTGATATTATGGCTAGATATAGAAGCATAAGAGTTACAGAAAATACAAATGTCGTTAAAATTTTAAATCAATTTAATGACGCTAACAGGGGTTCTCATAGAAATCCTTGTATTTTGAAAGGAATAATGATTTTAGGTACTAACCCCGGCACTAATATTTCTTCAATTGTTAGTGTTTATGAAAATAATATAGGTTCAGGTTTTACTGTACCGGCTGCTGTTGCTTTAGCGGCAACTGCAAATACAATTACATTAAGTAGTGGAACTTGGGCTGATAAAGGTTTATACATTGGTCAAAAAATTGCTACTTCAGGTGCTGATGAGTCAGATAATGATATAGCATCTATGACTATTACTAATTTAACTTCAACAGTAGTTACAGTTGATGAAGATTTAACAACCGACGCTTCTGATGCAGGGTTAGTTATTGATTCAGCAGATGGAGATACACACGGTTTAATTGCTAAATTCTTATATAATTATGCTTCAGATGGAAGTCAAGGAGATTTACAATATCTTTACAACGGTTTAGATATTATGTGTAGTGATGGTCTAAGAATCGAATCAAATTCATGGACAAATTTAGAGGTTTACGCCATAGTGGGGTGAACATCTTTTGACTACTGAAGACAAAAAACTTAACAAACCTAAAGATGTAACTAACGTCGATAGAATAGAAGGTTATACGGGTATTGCCGAAAATGAACAGTATAATGT